GTCGTTCTGGTATTGCAGTTCGAGGCGCTTTAGCTCGAAGATATGCTCGGCAGACAGCTTTCCGGACTCCACGAAGTCCTTGATCTTGTCCTGCGTCGGCTCGGAGATGCCGAACAACTCGCCGAGTGCCGTAATCGCAATCCCGGCAGCAGGCCCACCCAGCGCACTGGCGACGGTCGGAGCGAGTTTCTTGACGGTATCGAGCCAGGTCATCAAGCGATCTCCTTGCTCAGATGATCCAGCCGGTTATTCCAGCCCTTCAGGAACTTGGCTTGCGTAGCATCACGGGCGACGAGTCGTTCGTAGAACTCACCGCGCATAACGATGATCGCCGCAGCGACCGACACCGATAGACCTGCTTTGTGGTCAGCCTGTACGGCAGCGATTGTTTGCGGCCCGATAACGCCATCATCCTCGGCACCAACAGCCCGTTGCAGGAACAGGACGGCTTGGCGTGGGCCGTGATTTACCGCCGCATCGAAGACAGCCAGATCGACAGGACGAGGGAGTTTGTCTCCATGTACAGCCTTCCAGTAGCGAAGGCGATAGATGTCGCTAATCTCATTGGCGTCAATACCAATGACAGGCTGTCGATTGCGCCCAGCCCGTACCCGATAGTCGTCATAGGTCGATTGTGTGATGCCGCAATTCGTCGCGCCTCCGCGATCTGAACTATCACAGACATAGCCGCCCTCTCTTTCCAGAACGAACTTCAAGCATTGATCGAAGCGGCTCATGCAAACCTCCGCAGCTTGTACAGCGTGGAGGCGTAGAGTCCGCAGGCGTTGTCGATGATGTTCTGTAGCGGCTTGTCCTGATTCTCGGATAGCGACTGGCGGTCATTCTCGATAGTGGCCAGGTGCGATTCCAACACCACATCAATGCTGCCAACACTCGCCGGAAGGTACGGAATATCCGACAGGACACCGTACAGACCCTGATACGTTTCGGCGAAGTCATCGGCAATACCCACGATGCCTGTGTAGAAGTCACCAAGGGCCACATGCGATGCGTAGCTCTTGGTCTTCAGATGCTCGCGATGCGCCTGTTCGCGGGAAAGAAACAGGATGGCGATGATGTGGGCGGCTGGATTCATCAGTTAGCCCCCACGTCGTAATACTGTTCCATTGCCCACGCCTCACTAATGGCGCTGGTTTCGCCGAATTTCTGCGTGAAAACGGACAGGTGATAATCAGACTTCTTGGCGTCGAAGAAATCAGAATCCGGGATGTTATAGGCGCGATGCTTGGCCCAATCCAGCAGATAAGCATGGAACTGACGACGGATTTCCGGCTCGTCGTCTTCCTCAACCATTGGACGAACAGGAAGTCGAACAACCGTCAGTTTGATCGTGTCAGCGCTACGGGAAGGCGGATAGAGTCGGAGGTAGCCAGTTTGCCAGTCAGGGATAAACCGAGTCGGTACGCTGGCTTGAGCGTTTTCCCACCCCGGCAATTCTTCATCCATTGAGCGAACGACAGCCGGAATCAGCGGACGGTGCGTTGATTGCAGGGTGGCGCGACGAACGAAGATAACCAACGGGTCAAGGTCAGCCCCAACATCACCGGCAGCAATGTCCAGTTGGGATGCTGTGCTGGTTGAATCGACAACCAGGAAGGCGCGACGACAGGCCTCTTCCTCGGCTTCGTTCAACCAGGCGATAATGTCTTCATCCGCGCAGAAATACGGCTTGACCGTATCTTTGACTTCGCGCCGGAATCGGCTGATCAACTCGCCTAGCGTCATACCGTTGCTTCCATGTAATCCACAGCGGCATAGACATCGGCAGGCGGGATGAGCTTTTGACACATCGCCGCACCTGTTTCCTTATCCTCGTTGCAGAATTCGCGGGTGTAATGCAAGCGATGGCACGGATAGCAGGACAAGCCTTCCGGAGCCAGAGAGATGCTGTTCTTCCAGTGCTTCGTCAGGTTTTCATGCGACGAGTGGGAGAGCAAAACAACTTTTCGGTTATCTTCAAACGCTACTGCGTTCAATACACCTGTTTCGCAGCCGATAACTACATCGGCCAGCTTGGCCAGGGTCAGTGTGTCGCGAATATTGATCTTGCCCGACAGGCAAACCACGCGCTCTTCCTTCTCCCATCCGGCTTCGAGTATCTGGCAAGCCTCATCGCCGACCATGAAGATGCGGCAATTGGGATGTTCCAGAAGGATGCGAGCCATCACGGTATCCTGCCCTGGATAGAACTTGTGGCAGGACGATCCAGCCAAGGCCCATACGACGTTCAGGCCATCGCACAGACGGGCTTTCGCAGCACCCAACTCATCGGCGGTCGGGTAGAACTTGGCTTCGCTGGCATACGGAACCCCGGCGAGCTTGCTGGTGAATTCCAGATAGTTCTTGTTCAGCATTTCGTGCCGAACGTCATGCGGCCAGAAGTGATTAGAGCGCCCCGGCATGGCAATCAGCGTGCCTTCGACCGACTCGCACAGATTCACGAACTTGTCGTAACGCTTGCTGACCACTTTCCAGAAGTCGCCAAGTTCATGGTTCGGCACTTGGTCGTGATCCTGAATGAACCAATCATCAACATGCGGATCATTCTTCAGGATGTCGTAGCCCTTGGGCGTTGTCATCACGGTGACGCGATACCCTTCCCGCTTCAAGGCAGGGAACAGGTTTGCCGACTGGATCATGTCGCCGAAACCGCCGTAGCGAACCACGCAAACGGTCTTCTTGCTGCCGGAAAACGCCTTGGCCATCCAACTGTTGATAATGCGTGCCGTTGCCAGTTTTTTAAACACCAGCAGGAAAGCATCATCGCGCTCTTGGCGAACAACCAAGTCATAGCCACTATCGACATCGCGAACAAGGTTGATAACGTCTTTTGCCTCGAATCCTGGCTTCTTGTCGAAGTAGAGAACGAGATACCCATCAGCTTTGAGGAAAGACCACCAATGCTTGACGAGAGAAGCATTGATTTCTTCGCCAACATAGAAGACCGAATCAACGGAGTTCGGATTGATGGCACCGCTCAAATCAGACAGGTCATTGACCTTGACGAGCGGCTTTCCATCGGTAGCGACCGTCAGGAAGTGCGGATAGGTACGATCTCCGCCATTACCGAGTTCAAGCACGGCACCACGGGTATATTCGACAACCTCGTACTTGATGTCAGACGGATTCGGCACCCGCATCTCCCTCAAGGAATTGACTTACCTGATCGTCTGCCGAAATTTCTCCAGCAGAACGCTTGCCGCGCCCCTTCTTTGGAGCATCAGCGGTCACAAGCTCATTGCCCTGGCTGTCGAACAGAACACCATCCTGCTCGTACCGTGCGCCGCCCTCGTGTCCAAAGACTTCGCCATAACCAAGGCTGCGATCCAACGTCTTAGGCATCGCTGCCATCCGCCGAGAAGCGACCGAGCGAACCCGTGAAATCCGGGCTGGACTTGGACGGTGCAACAGACGGATCGACGTAGTTCGAACGCTCGGCGTAATGGACGCTACCGGCATCCGAGATGCGACCCAGGCTGTTGGTAGCATCGCCATCGAACGAAACGCCATGACCGGAAGACAGAACGCCGGTATTGACGCCACGATCAGCGATAGAGCCTTCAAGGCTCATATTGCCGATTGAATTCAGTGCTGCTAGTTCGGAATTGACGCTCATTTGATACTCCTTACATACGGTCATGCGGCGTCGTCGGGCCTGCGAAACCTCGCGGGTCGTAACGATTGCTGTTGTATTGACGCGGATCGTCGGCATCCTTCAGGTTCTCGTCGAACGTTCCGTGAGAGAAACCCTTGTCAATGGATGCTTGGTCGGTGCCAGCAAGAGAGGCACCATAGAGGCCAGTGCTGACGGAACCGCAATCGCAGTTCTGTGCTTCGGCCAAACCCTTGAGTGAATCACTCATGCTGATCTCCGGTTGAGTGCGTGTGCCTAGAGTCTGCTAGACCCCCACTTGAACGCGCCTAAGAAGGAAACCAACTCGGAATATTTTTGTAGAAGGCGTGCATCCCATCGGAGAAGCTCATCAGGCTCAAGCCATGCGCTTTGCCCAACGCTTTTAGACTGGACGACGAGAACAGACTGATATGCCCGTTCCTTGGTGCGGCGTACCACCATGACAAGCGACCATTGGGAGAGATTTCGCCATCGCTCAAGAGCGTACTGAACAGGATCATCGAGTCGTCATGCGTCAGGCAAATCAGCCCGTCCATCATGGAATGGGGGTCAGGCACATGCTCGAAGACTTCGAAGGCCGTTATCACATCGAATGACGACTCTGGCTTGTCCTGCCCGTGAAATGGGTCGTAGCTCGTCGAATCCATCCCGGCTTTGCGCAGGAGTTCGGCCAGACGACCATTCCCGCCACCGTAATCAAGGTGCGTGAGCTTGTTTGCGCCGAAGAAGCCAAGGAGCGCATCCGCGTTGTTCTCCGCCCTTTGCCCCATACAATCTGGATCAACCAGGGGGTAGTCATCGTTGTATATCTCTCGCTCGAAGTCGGACGGACTCCACGACAGCATTTGTGGCGCGAAATAATGACCACAAGACGGGCAAAGGTTGTAGTAGATAGGCACGAAGGCTAAGGGGAAGACCTTGCCGTTTCGATCATCGCAAGATGCGTTCAGGTCGATAACATCGTGCGGGACAGTTGCGCTATGGCAGATAGGGCATGGCGAGTTCATGCCGCATGGTTCATCAACCCCAGCTGAGGGCGATAAAAAACCCCGCCTTGTGAGCGGGGTCTTTAGTTTGAGGCTAAGTGGCACTAATTAAGCTGCGCTGCCCCACTTCACAACACGGGAGCTCTCTGCGGCTTGATGAACTAAGCCGAACCCGCCCAAATAATACCAGGCAACGCCACGCGAACGACCATAGTCGGTCGGAATCTTGCCGCGCATTTCTTCCGGCACGGCAATACCTTCGGCCACGGTATCGGCACCGAAGAAGAACGCCCAGTTCGACTTGCCGTTGGTCCAAGATGCCTTGGCGATGTTGGTCTGCTCGATGAAGCGGGTCGATTCATAACGGCCAATTTCACCGTTCATGATCATCTGGAAGCCCTCTTGCACATAGACCTTCATGCTTTCAAGGTTGTTCTTGAAGTTACGCAGGGTGGTCGGGTGAGCAATCGCAAAGTAATCGTCACCTTCATACGGAGGAATATTGCGTTCCTTCATCAGGTCAACGATATTCTTGACATGCTCCTTGCCCAGCGCGACGTTGTTGGTCAGGGTGGCGGTGCCGTTGGTGGTCAGGGTAACGGCAGCGGTATCCGTACCAGCAGTCGGAACCACAACCAGCTTGGTCAGGTTGAACTGATCGTAAGCAGCCTGATCCAGCGCCTTCTTGGCATCATTCTTCAGAACCTTCTGAATGATCTCACGCACCGGATGCTCGGACAGGTCGTCCAGCTTGCCGGTATAGGGTACGGAGTTACCGTACTCGGTGATGGTCATGGTGCCCTGGGTGATGGTGAAGTTGGTTTCAGCCATCGTGGTCGTTTCAACCAGGACAGTACCCTGAGTGGCGACGTTGGAATAGACGTTCCAGTGGTATTCCTGGCCCTTGCCCTTACCTTGGACAGCAGCATCCTTGATGTCGGCGAATTGACGGAACTTGACGAGCGGTTGAAGGGCGTGGCGCAGAACCTTGGACAGGTTCGGAGACCACATGTAACCCCCGAGGGAGTTGGTTAGCCATACTTGTCCAGCCATGCTGAACCTCCTTTAAGACTAAGAATTAACCATAAGCACGCTTAGGCATGGATTGCCCAAGGCGTCGAGCAGCCATCTCGGCGATGACATCGGAGGGGTTAGCCTCTTCGGCCTGTACCGGGGGAAGGGCCGCTGCACTCGATGCAGAGCGAACTACGTCCAGCTTCTGCTTGTTTTCCAGGCGACTGTTCGTCTCACGCTGCTGCTCGGCTTGCTGGCGTCCGACCGGAACCTTGCCGAGCGACTTATAAACGTCCTCCGCTGCGTCGATCATGGCTTGAGCGCGGGGCGTACCCTGCTGCACAAGTTGCGTGATCTTCATGGCGGTGAGCATTTCAAGGTTCGGGTCAGCGATCAGGTCTGGATAGTCAGTCTTCACCTGCTTGAAGGCGTTTTCGACTTCCATTCGTTGCTGGATTTGCGCGGTCAGCGCATCAACGTCGATCTCAGGTTGTGCCGGGGTAGGTTGTTCGCCGCCCCGTGTCTTAACCAGAAGCTCAGTTAAAGCGTCCGTCGCTGTCTCTTCGTCACCCTCGTAGAGTTTCGAGAGAGCAGTTTTCACCTTGGTACGCAATTCCTCGGGGGGAACAACGTCCTGCGGTTCTTGTTGCTGTTGAGCCATTTGCTGCGCCAGTTGTTGCGCCCGCTCTTCAGCCTCACGCAGCAATCGCGATGCCTCTTCCAGGCGACGGTCAGCGGCTGCGTTCTTTTGATAGTTGCGCACCATCTCTTCTTCAGAGACTTCACGCTCCACGCCATCAATCTTGACGTGGTAGGTCTTCGGAGTTGCCTCAACCGGCTTTTCATCAAGTTGCTGCTCGATCTGCGTATCGGTATCGGTCGGTTCTTCCACCAGCTTCATTCCGGTTTCGGCTTCCATACGACGCAGGTTGTCCAGCTCGATTGCTTCCATTGCAAGCTCACGGGCCGACTTCGGTGCTTCTTGATTAACTTCTTCGGTCGGTACGTCCTCGTTGAGGATGGCATCGACTTCGCCGGTTACTGACATTTGCTGTTCTCCTAAGAGGATTGATCAATAAATTCTTGTTGAGCATTCAAACCAGACTGGATCGCCTCGGCCAGCCAATACTGAATTGACTCACCGCGATACACCTTGTTCTGCAACTCACGAATAGCGTTCGGATCAGTCGGATCAACTGACTTCAATGCGTCAGTGGCTTCAATCACTTCTGCTTCGGCCTTGCCGGTCAGGTAGCGACCCACATCGCTTTGCAGGAAGGCTTCAACCTGAAACCCGAAGTCAATTGTCTTGTGCAGATCACGAACGTCTTTATCCATATTGGCTACGCTACCTGCGCCCCACTTGAAGGCAAACGTCTTTTTCCTTTAAACAACGCACCAATCCTCGGCCAGCATGTCGGTCTGCGAAGCAAGCCAGCCCATCATGATCTCGCCGGTTGCCGTCTTCATGGTGATGGATGGAAGGACAGTAGCCTTTCCGCCGTTCTGGCGGGCGTGTTCGGCGTTGTGTGGAGACCAGAAGTTTTCGGCGGCGACCTCTCGTGTACCGTCACAGGACAGCGATAGCCACATGCCTTTGCCGTTCCAGCCGAAGCGCGCCACGCGCTCGCCAAGCTTCAGCGCTTCGATGGCCAAGCCGAAGGTCATGCCCTTCGTCGGACGATATGCGCGCTCAAACACATCCTTCGGCGACCAGCTAATGTATCCATAAAAATCAGGATGGTTAGCCTTACCTCCGTCGATGTACTCAACCAGATAGCCAAGGTCGTAAGGATTCTCATCTGAAGGAACGATCCATCCGCGCAGTTCGTTGTATTCCTTACGCGTCATTTCTTTAGCATTGATCTGCTTGACTCCGATATAACTGTTCATTGGTTTCCTTTAGTAAGATTAAAGACCTGTTTCGATACCAGCATTCATCCCCACATCAGGATTCGGCGGAAAGTTCGGCGACGTGTTCTGCGGCAGACCAGCCACGCCTTGAACGCCAGGTGCGACCTCCGGGACTATCGGCGGCAGGTCGGCATCCTGGAAGCCAGCCGACTTCAGCAACTGGTCAGCCAGCGGGGCGATAGTCGGTTGCAGTGCGATCTGGTTAGCGGCAGAGGTGGCAGAGAACATGCCCTCCACGTTCTTGGTCGTGGTCTCGGCACGGGTCTTCTGAATCTGCGCATCAACCAGCCGTGTCTTGGCCTTGATTTCTTCGACCTCAGCCGCGATCAGTTCAGGCGGTGTCTTCTGTGCCAGCGCTTGTTGAGCCTCTTCCAGTTGTTTCTGTAGTTCGGCAATGCGCGGGTCTTCGCCTTCATCGAACTTGAAGAAGCGCCCACCGCCACGATGGCCCATCGCGCCAAAGACTTCCTTAATGACTTCAGGCGCATCCACGCCATAACGTTCCAGTACGCCATCGGCCAGCGCATTCTTGACGCCATTGATCCCTGTCAGCAGGTTGTTGATCTTCTGCGTAGGGCTGGTCGAGTTCATGCCCACATTGACGGTCAGCGTCAGGTCTGCCCGTAGCAACTCGTCGGTCACTTGATCGAAGCCCATACGCTGAAACATCGGAGACTTGTCTGCCGCCAGCGACAGAACCACATCGTCAGTCTCGTAATACTGTTCCAGCCAGACCAATTGACGCAGAACCGGCTCTACCCAGGTTTCAATGAAGGTCTTGAGCGAATAGGCTTGTACCTTGTTGGCATCCCCAGCCAGGATTTCCATGCCGCCGACAGTCTCGTTCAGCTTTCGATTAGCCTGAACAGACGACTGGCTCATGTTGCCGGTAATCTCGTCGAAATCCATGTTCAAGCGGTCTTGCTCGTTGTAGCTGGAACTGGTCACATCCGGCGTGTCCAGCACCTTCACATCGTCAATGTCGGATACCAGCGTCACGGAGGACGGCACATTGCGCGTAAGCGAGCGCAGATCAACCTGTTTGTTGCGCTTCACAAAGTAACGCTTGTTCATGGCGAACTTGACGTTATCTATGCGCTGATTGGCAATCTCGTTGATTTCCATCTGCGTTTCACGCGCCAGACGAACCGGGCCAGACGACCAGTTCTTGTGCGTTTCAATCACCGATTTGCCGATGACGAATGGGCGCTTGCCGTGGGCGTACTGCGTCGAAAGTGGCGCAGGCGATGACAGCATGAACTCCGTGCCGAGCGTGTAGTAGAAGATGTCCTCTCCTGCCTCATCGTCCGCCACGATGTTCATATGCACCCAGACAATCGTGAAATCGGTAATCTGCGTGATGGTATCGGTCGAACTGGTGCGGTTATCCTCGCGCAGCAGTCGGGTCGAGTCGTACTGCTTTGCCGCAGACAATAGCTGCGAGTCAGACAGCGGAATCCACTTGGCCGGTACGCCGGTTGGGCTGGGAGCCATGCGACGGCGCACGTCCTTGACGTACATCGGAATCAGCCAGATCAGGTAGGGCGAAGTATTGACCGGATCAGTCCAGTCAGCAGCCGGGTCGTAGCGCAGGTTTTCCAGCGGCAACAACTGAACTTTCGGCTGGTCAATGCCACGAATAGGGTCATATTCCCAGCATTGATGACTAATCACCGTGCCTTGCACAAGCGAATCTTGATAGGCACCGATAACCAACTGGAACCACGGAATCGTTTTGGTCAGCCGGTATTGCAGGATTTCCTGCATGATTTCGGCTGAAACCTGCTGAACATCATCAACCTGACGCTCTGGCGTGATGGATACCACATCGGTTGTCGAGAAAAATGCCTCAGCCGCACTCGCCTCGTTGGAACGAACCATGGCGCGTGTTTTGGGGCGATAGAACCGCGCTCTACTGCGGTAAGCATCCGACAGATACTTGGAATCCGGGTTGTGCCGAGACTGGAATTGACGAATATCGCGCTCAAGCTGCGGCCTGATATTGGCGTTGAAATAGTCGGTGCTGCCGCGATAGGCATCCCGAGCAAGCTGTAGAGCGCGTTTATCGTCAATCATTTGGATTTATCCCCAAGCACACGACCGGCGAAGTCGGTTGCCATCGTCGCCATGTGGTCGTCGTTCATCTTTCCGCGCTTGACGTTGAAGCGTTCAAGGATTTCGCCACCCGCCTTGATGGCTCTGGCCCGCAGATCGGACACGGAATAGTTTTTGTCGAGCAACAGCCGATAGCCCCACTCACCAGAGAGCATGAGGTTATGGATCGAGGCGACGCCGTACTCACCTTGCACACGAACCGCCCACAGATGGCCTGGATACTGTGCGTTCAACGCCTCTGCAATCTCCTTGGACATCGCCAGGTCATAGGTGTCCTGTTGCTCGGTATATTCGTTCGCCAGAAGGATGTTGCTCTGGTCGCCGTGCATCTGGATATTCGGTGTCACCACTCAGGCTCCGTTTCAGTCTGTTGCAGATGGGCTTTCTCCATGTCGGACAGACACAGATACTCGCGCTCGCTGTAATACTGGCGGATGCACTCAGGCAGCATGGCGTAAGCGCTATGCCGAACCGGAGTCATATCCACCGGAGAATTTGGTTCCATTGGAAAACTCATAGCCAGGAGGATTCGGATTCAGTGGCTCGCCGCTTTTGGCCTGCGCAATAGCCACTTCCTCGGAGAACAAACGCTCCGAGAAAGTAGGTATCTGCGCATTTGGGTTATCAGCAGCCACGGGTATTTCTCTCGTACGAATCAATCAATCGCCGCTGTTGATGACCTTGCCGCTCTGCGATGACGCACGCTTGCTGACGTTGATCATCAGTCATGGTTTCCCACGAAAGACCATCGAACGCCGACCATTCCTGATCAATGCGAAAGTCGTACTTGGCTGATTTGGCCTTGTACTCATCCCAGTAAGTCGTAATATCAAGCTCCATCAGCGAACACATCCGGCTCAAGCGATGACTCGTCAATGATGATCGGCGGCACCGCGTCTATGTCGTATATCCGGCTCACGGCATCAATCAGGTCGTCGTGGGCGCAGAATGGGAACGTCAAAAACTCTTCAAGAAAATTCTTGTTCAGACTGTATATGCGCCCCTCTTCATCGCGCCTCGATACCGGCGAGAAGACGCGGAAGGCCTGCCCCTCCGCTTTAACGCGAGATTGCGCCTTGGTCTCCCCATCCACCTTGGCCGGAAGGAAGAAGCGCCCTGCCCTGAAGTCGGGTTCAAGTCGTTGAACACGGTCAATCTTTGATCCACCGCCCTCACGCGGCCACGCCAGTTCGACCAGCTCGAACGCATCACGGTCGCGGCGCATCTCCTGCTCGAAGTATTCAAGGTCGGATGTCGAGCCATAACGCTCGTAGCCCACGCGCACCGACTGAACACCAGGCATGTTCATCCATACCTTGCGCAGCCCCTTGATAGCCTGATAGCGCTCAGTCAGGCTCATCTTGTGGTGATAGCCATCGACCAGCCAGCGATTCCCGGCGCTATCGACGCCAATAACCGGGATAGCCGTCTTGTCGCTGCCCTTTTTCCTTGAACTAGCCGGGTCGCAAAGGATGTAGATATTCAGCGTGGCCGGTCGAATGTCTTGGAACCTGAGCCATTCCTTGTTAAAGATGGAGGCGGAACCTGCGGCGGGGTTCTGGAGCATCTGCGCGGCGAGAACAGAGGTCGTCTGCTTGCGCTTCTTGTCTTCCCACACTTCAGGCGGCAGGAATACCGGATTGCCATCACGCAGGCCGTTATCGGTTGCCGCATAGACGCGAGGCTTGACCGCGCCCATCTCCATCATGGCGTTATAGGTGTCGCCGAAGTGGTATCGGGTGCCGATATGCCATGCCCTAGCCAGTCCGGTCGGGCCGCGTGCGCCAAGGTTGTCCGACAGCGACCAGGCTTCCGTGGTCTTCAGGATCATCTCTGGCGACGTAACGCTATCGATGGTCACCACGTCATCATAGACCCGAAGCAGGAAGTGCGCGCCTGTCGGCTGACCATCAACCAGGCCATGACCTTCTACTGTGGCTTCCTTGGGGTTCCCCTTGCGCTTGACGACTATCCCGGCGTCTTCAGACCAGCGCGGCGATTCTTTCTTCGGGTCGGCATAGAGAACGTCAGGGTAAAGCGCCTTCAGTGTCTCGTTAGACTCAAACTCGTACTTGACCTGGCGGAGGAACTTTCGGGCGGTGGGTTTATTAAAACTGAAAATCCCAATCGTAATTTCAGGGTCTTTGAGAATCTCTTGGATGATTCCAGCAAACGTTATCCACGAACTTTTGCCATGCTCCCGCGCCCATAGATCGAGGTATCCATCTGGGCTGTTCTCGACCTCTCTAGCTCTTGCATATTGCCAATCATGGCGAAGGTCTTTTCGACCAAGCAGCCTAGTGGTAAGAAAATATCTGTCATGCTTTGCTAGGTGAGCGATGACATCATTTCCAGCCTCTCCATCTTGATGAACCCTTAAAATCCCAAGATAGAAACGCTCTGCCTCTTGCCTGGTTGCTTCGTTGCGCAGCCACTTAATGGCCGAATCAATATCCATTAGGCCGATCCACCCTTTGCCTCCTGCACAAGATCAGAGAAGTCAATCTTTGCCAATGAGTGCGTTACGCTGGCAGTAACCGTAGATGTTGCAGTCACTGTCTGCTCGACTATCTGCTTATCGAGGCCGAGCAACTTGGCTTTGCCCATCGTTGCAGCAGTAGCAGCGGAAGATTGCGGCGTCTCTGCGGTCAATGCGGCTATCCGCGACTCTTCTAGTTCACGAATCAGGTCATCGACGGTGATCTGATTGCGCTTTGCGGCCTTGTCACGAAGTTCTGAGAGCCGCCCCGTAACCGCCCCGTGAGATAGCAACTCATTGGCTCGCTTATGGACCGTCTCGGTCTTCATGTTCTCTGCGTCGTAGGCAGAGCGATACGCCTCGCTCGCGTTTCCTGTTTCGATATACGCAAGACAAAAGTTCTCTTGTTTTTGGGTAAGTTGCGGCTTTTCCATCCTGTTACCCTACCTATACCCCTGTTGATACAAGCCTATCCGATTGCTCCACTTCTCATAGGCTTCTTGTGGTGTATTGCCATGCTCACATATCCACGCCATGTACTCGCCGAATACATGGGTTCCGCTACATGACCATCCGGTTTCTGACTTACTGATTCGTGGCTTCTTACCCTTCATTTCTTACTCTCCAATGAAGCGCGACCGCGAACCATTCGCGGCGTGCAGGACATGCCTTGAGTGAATACCGATGCGTCACGCGGCATCAGCCAGTTCGGATATGGATTGTGTGTCGGCCATACCCGGTACATGTGTATCTTGGTAATGCGATGACGGGAACGGGTGATTTCGATCTGCTGGCGTTCAATGTCCATGGATACCGATAGACGAGTGAGGATGCGAGTAATGCGCTGACTGGGTATGCCCATCTCTTGCGCGAGCGCTTTTGCGGTGATCCATGCACCACCCTTGGCGGATAGGCGTGACTTCAGTTCTGCTTCGAAGTGTCGAACCTGGCTACGGGGTTTGCTCATGGGGTTCCCTTAGTGAATGGTCGAATCTTCGTCAGTTTCGGAGTCCTCTGTTTCCTGAATCTCGATACCGAACTTCTGAGCGAACTGGATGGCTTGCGCGAACAATTCCTGGGTCATGTTGGCGTCGTCATTCACGATGTAGTCGATCAGGAGGACGAGGTTGGCGTACTCTATGTGGTCTAGCGTGATGACGATTTCGGGGCGGATGTTCATTTAGCCACCTCTGTATTTGGAGTTGCGTTTGCTGGCTCTCTGACGAGACTCGAAATCAGAAGCACAATCCGCATCACAGAACACGCGGCTGTCATCTAGCTTTTCCTCGCAATTTCGGCAGCGGCCTAGCTCGAAAGCACTGACGGCGTGATTCAACTGGTACTGGTGTTCTGATAGCTGGGCTTCCAGCCACTTCTGCTGGTAGTCGTTCGCAATATCTGCTTCATCGGCCATGCTTCAACTCCTTTAGTTTTTGCTTGTAGGTGGCTTTGATCGCCTTGAGGTCTTCGATGCTGTACTTCTTGGGGGATTGATCTGCTTCCAGAGATTCGACCTGCTCTAGTCCGATGCGCTGGATGAGTCCGATGCGGTAATCAACGGCTCGACCTGCACCGTAACGGTTACATTGCTTCGTTTGACCATGAGCGTTGCGCTCATCGAATCGCAGGTG